TAATAATAAAATTTACATTGGTCAAACTATTAATTCTTTAGAACATAGAAGGAAACAACATGAAAAAGATTGTAGACGAAATAAGTACTATAATAATCGTTTTCATAATGCACTTATTAAGTATGGATTTGATAATTTTATCTGAGAGTGTCTTTGTGAATGTGTTTCTATTGAAGAATTAAATAGTAAAGAACAGTTTTATATTTCTGAATATAATACAACAGACAAAACTTTAGGTTATAATTTGAAGCTTGGAGGAAATAATGGAGGTAAATGTTGTGATACTACAAAAACTAAGATTAGTTTAAGTGGCAAACAAAAGTGAACTAATCCTGAAATTGCTTCTAAAATGTTAAATGGCCTTAGAAAAGGAACTGAAACCGTTAAACAAAAAGGTTTAAAAAATTATGTACTTCGTAAATGTATTTATTGTGGCACTGAATTTAAATGTAAACCTTATGATTCTAAAAAGTATTGTAGCCTAAAATGTGCAAATAATGACCCTAAACATTATTTAATAGGAGTGAAAGCTGCTTCAACAAAGATTCAAGAACAGTATCAAAACTCAATATCTTTAAAAATAAAACAGATTGAAGATTGAGTTAGAAAAAATAAATGACTGCTACAGAATGTAAAAATGAATAATTTAACTTTTATTCAAGATTTATGTGCATGTTTAAATGTGAAAGACTATAGAACTGTTGCAAAAATACTTAATGTAAACAATAAGAAAGATTTAGTTACAAAATTAATAGAAATTAGTAAAAATGTATGCTAAACTGGTCTGAATTAACAGACGTATCAGGTAACTGTATGGAGGAAACTCCCAGAAATAAAGGATAAAAAGCCTTTATGATAATAAATTGGAAGAGCCCTTGCCGAGCGGAGGGTCGTGTCTGCTCGGAAGTATAAATCTTGCAGAATTTGTTACAGAATGTGAAACGTTTGACTTTGTAGGATTTAAAGATACTGTTAAAAAAGCAGTAGTTGCATTAAATGAAGTACTTGATGAAGGTCTTCCATTACATCCTCTTATTGAGCAAAGAGAATCTGTTAAAAATTGGAGACAGATTGGACTAGGAGTAATGGGATTAGCAGATATGTTTATAAAACTAGGTATTAAGTATGGCAGTGAAGAATCTATTAAATGGATTAATATGATTGGAACTGAAATGATCTTTTCAGCTTTGGAAAGTTCTAATGAACTAACAATAAGTAAAGGAGCATATCCAATGTTTAATACAAAAGTTGTAGATACACCTTTCTTTCAAGCGCTTAATACTAAGGAAAATAATCTTCGATATCAGGAATTAAGAAGTAATGTTCTTTTAAGAGGATTATGTAATTCTCAGTTATTAACTTGTGCTCCTACAGGTAGTATTGCTACTATGTTAGGAATTTCAACAGGTTGTGAACCCATTTTTGCAACTTCTTATACAAGAAAAACAGAATCTTTAGTTGATAAAGAGAAACTTTATAAAGTATATACTCCAATTATACAAAATAATTTCATTTCAAAAGGAGTTCCTGAAAATCAACTTCCAGAATATGTAGTAACTTCAGAGAACATTCCTTATACAGAGAGAATTCAAGTTCAAGCTGCTTTACAAAGATATATAGATGCTTCAATTTCCTCAACAATAAACTTACCTGAATCTGCTACAATAGATGATGTTGAAAGAATTTATAGACTTGCATGAGAGTATCATTTAAAAGGTGTAACTGTTTATAGAGCAGGTTGTAAAAGAGGAGCTATTTTATCTAAGAAACCTACGGGGAGTAAAGAATTAATGAAGCGTCCAGAATCAATTGATGCTAAATTAATTAGATTTAAAAATGGAACTGAAAACTGGATTGCATTTGTAGGTTTAGTTGATGATAGACCTTATGAAGTATTTACAGGAATTAATAATATTGAGGATTTTCCAATTCCCTCAACTATTACCGAAGGTAAAATTATTAAGGTAAAAGATGAATTTGGTAAACGATATGATTTTCAATATGTCGATAAGTATGGATATACAAATCGATTAGGAGGATTATCTCGCATCTTTAATCAAGAATACTGGAATTATGCTAAATTAATATCTGCTCTATTAAGAGGAGGAATTGAATTAGATAAAGTAGTCAAGATTATTGATGGTATGCATTTTGAATCTGATACTTTAAATACCTGGAAGAATGGAGTAAAAAGAGCAATAAAAACATTTATTGTTAATGGAACAGAATCTCACGAACTTTGCCCAGATTGTGGTGACCATTTAATATATGAAGGGGGTTGTACTATATGTAAGAGTTGTGGATTTAGTCGTTGTGTATAATTGTAAATAATAAAATATTAATAGATTAAAATTTAAGAGATATGAAGACAGAAAGAATCGTTTCCGCTCACGGATTAGAAGGTTATCGTGTAACTGATAGTGGTAAACTTATTGGTAAGAGAAATTGTCAGTTAGTTGGATGCTTAAGTAATGGTTATACTCGATATACTGTTAGAGTAAATAAGAAAACTAAGAGTATTAATGGAGCTCGTGTAGTTTGGGAAAGTTTTTATGGTCCGATTTCTAAAGGCTTTGAGATTGACCACATTAATGGAGATCGAAGTGATAATCGTTTGTCTAATCTTAGAGTAGTAACTCATAAGGAAAATATGGCAAATCCTATTACTCGTGCTAGAATGGGTAAACCTCGTAAGCGTTATTCAGTAAAATATGAAAAAGTATAGTGAAGAATTTCGTGATGCAATGACCGATGTTGAAGTAGTTAATATTTCTAAAAATACTCTTCCAGAGTATACTGAAGAATGAGATGCTGGTTGTGATGTTAGAGTCGACTTTAGTAGAATAACTTCAGATGAACCACTAAAAACAAAAGGAGATTGCCAATTTCTATTTGAAAACGAAGTTAATCCATTAAAATCTTTTATTCTTGAACCTAGATCTCGAGCAATTATACCTACAGGTTTATTTGTTTGTATTCCAAAAGGATATGAAATACAAGTACGCCCAAGATCTGGTTTAAGTTTTAAGGTTGGTCTTACTTTAATTAATTCTCCAGGTACAATTGATGCAAGATATCGGGACGAAGTAGGTTTACTTGTTGTTAATAATGGTTCTGAACCTGTTGTAATAACAGATGGAGAACGTATTGGACAGCTAGTACTTAAGCGTGTTGAATTTATTAATTGGATTGTAAAACGTTCTGTTAAAGAATTCTCTGATCAATCTGATAGAGGTGGAGGAACAGGACATTCTGGAGTAAATTAAAATGATTTTAAACTATGATTTACCAAAATTAGAATCTGAATTACTTTCATTTCAACTAGATTCTAAGCAAAAAGAAGTACTTGAATCAGCTCTAAACTATATTAAAAGTGATATTAAGATTAATTCTGATACTAAACATTTGTGCATATCAGGTAGAGCAGGTACTGGAAAAACTCAAATATGTGCTTTAATTGTGAAGATATTGAAGGATAATAATATTCCATTTTTGGTAATTACTCCTACAAATAAGTCAAAGAACGTAATAGCTTCTGTAGTTGATTCAGAAGCTATTACTGTTCATAGACTATTAAGTTTATCTCCACAAGTTGATATACTTGAATTAGATCTTAAAGAGTTAAACTTTATACAAAAAAATACTATATATTTACAATATAAAGCAGTCTGGATTATTGATGAATGCAGTATGGTTAATGATGATTTATATAAATTAATTATTGATCAAGCTGTAGATCATCAATGTAAAATTATATGACTTGGAGATGAAAAACAATTAAGTCCTGTAAGTCAAAAACAAATATCTAAAACATTTAGAAATTCTACTAAATATACTTTAGATAAAGTATATCGTCAATCTTCAGATTCTCCAATTGGAAAAATATTAGAAACGTTACGTTCTAAGCCAATTAGTAGATTTGAATCTACTCTAGATAGTGATTCTGGATCTTTAAAAGTATATAATAATATTCGAGAAATGTTAGAAGAGCATTGTTATCTATTTAAGGTTGGAATGAATCTTGAAGATCAACATATTGTAAAACTAGTTACATATACTAATAAAAGGATTGAAGCTTTAAATCAGATTATTAGACGCTTAGTTTTTAATGATGATGAGGAGTATCATTTTGGAGAGGTCTTAACTGGGTATGATTCTTGTATATATAAAAATCAAGGTATTATTGAAAACTCATCTGATTATTTAGTTAGAGAAGTTGAGGATACTACATTTCAAGGATTAAAAGCATATAAATTAACCTTATATGATCCTTCTAAAGAGTGTGATATTGAAGTTACTATAATTTCAAGATATAATAGTAGTTACGATATTGCTAATTTAGCAGCTCGAATTGATAATATGAGGATTAAAGCTGTAAAAAGTAAAAATGGCAAAGATTGGAGAGCTTATTATCAATTTCAAGAAGCGTTTCTTACTCCCTTTGATTTAGTACATGAAGGAAGAGTTATAAAGAGAAAATCTTTAGACTATGGATATTGTATATCTGCACATAAATCACAATCTTCTTCATATTTAGCAGTATTAGTTGATATGGAAAATATTTTGCAATGTACAGATCCTGAGGAATTACGACAATTACAATATGTAGCTTTATCTCGAACTACTAATGATATATATTTATATCAAAGATAATATGACAAATTACTTCTTTAAAAGAGACAATAATAATAAGATTCGAGTAGTTCAACTAAATTTAAATGAACATACTGATATTCAATCGAATGAAAAATTCTATTCAATAACTGGAGAAACTGGCGTATTGAATGGAAAAATGGTTAAACGACCTTTAGTTACTATTGAACAAGGTAAAGTTAAAAGAACTGTCAAAGAACAAGCTGAATTACAATATAATAGCTTATGCAATAGCTATTTAGATAAAGGGTATAAATCTCAAGAGGAACTTAAAATAAAAGATATAACAGATGAATCAGAAGTAGATTTAAAAGTTCCTAAACAGAATACCGACGCAAAAGGAAACTTAAAGCCTATGTTGGCTCTTAGTGTTGATAGTCTCCCAAAATCTAAACAAAATATATTAGACAATAAATGATATGGGAGTAGAAAGATAGACGGTAGCCTATAGTATGCCGTCTTTAAATTCCGTTAATTCGGTGAACCCTGAGATGGGAATACCGAGCCAAGCATTATAGTAATATAATGAAGGTGTAGAGACTAGTATATGGAGTCTACGAAGTAGATAGTAAAATACCACGAACGCGGAAAATATATGGTACAATATTTGGATGGAGTTCGAAGTTTTATTATATTTGTAATAAATTAATAAAATTATGGAACGAAAATGTTATAAATGCAAGAAAATTAAATCTATTGAGTCTTTTGTAAAAGATAATAGAAATAAAACTGGATACGGATATCTTTGTAAGGAATGTAAAAAAGAGGAAGATAAAAAGTATCATGCTAAAATTAAACAAGATCCAAATAGATGGGCAAAAGAACTAGAAATGCGAAGGAATTGAAAAAGAGATAATCGTAAAAAAGTTCAAGCGAGTTGAACTGAATATAATAATAGACCAGAAGTAAAAGAACAAAAGTCTGAATGGGCAAGAAAACACTTTAATGTAATGCAACTGACAGAAAAGCAATACATACATAAAATGTGAAGAAATGCAAAATCTAGAGCGATTAAAGAAAATATTCCTTTTAATATAGAAGAAACAGATATAATTATTCCTAAGTATTGCCCAATTTTAGAAACAGAACTAGTTTTAAACAAAAATTATAAGAATAGTAATCCAGAACATACTCCCTCTATTGATAAAATAGATCCAACTAAAGGATATGTAAAAGGAAATATTCAGATAATTTCGTTTAAAGCTAATGCTATGAAGCAAAACGCATCGTTTGACGAGTTACAAAAGTTTTCTAAAAATATTATAAA